CTGCTGCTTCTCGTGCTGCTTCCGCTTCACGCTCTGCCTCAGCCTCTCGTGCTGCTTCTGCTGGTAGATCCGCTTCCGCTGCCGCTTCCCGTGCTGCTGCTGCTTCCCGTGCCGCCGCCGCTGCTGCTTCCCGTGCCGCCGCCGCCGCCGCTGCCCGTGCCCGTGCTTAAATATAATAAAATTTATTAGTTGTTAGTAAAAACTAATAAAATAAATAAAGTTATAAATAGTTATCTATAACTTTATTTATTTTTATTTTTATGAAGGTTTGATTTATTTAATTTACTCTATTATAAATATGATAATCATCACAACTTTTATACATTAATTTAAAATATTGAATTAATTCTTCATCACTACAATCATCCATACTATAACATTTAATTCTATCTAAACTTAAATAATCTAGCTCTTTACATAATTGCTCACTATTTGAATTAAATTTATTATCTAATAATAAAAAATCATTACTAGAATTATCATATAGAATACGTATTTCTGAAATATATTTTTGTAAAGTTTCTAAACCAATTATACAATACTGTTTTGTGTAATTTAAATTTATTATTTTATTACAAAATTTATGTTCAAAATCTTTACGTTTCCATATTTGACAGTCATATCTTTTATCTTCTTCATACGCATCTAATGATTTCATTTTTTCATTAATATTATAATTTTTAAAACAATGATTTTTTAAATGAAAAACTAATTTTTGTATTTCTGCGTTTCTAATAAAAGAAAAATTATTATTACCATTATTCATATATTGAACATATGCTATTTTAGGAATTTTAGCCATTGTTGTATTTACAGATGTTCTTAGTAATAACTCATAATCATCTGCAACTGATAAAAATTCAGAATAATTACCTATTTTCAAAAGAGTTTCCTTTCTCCATATTCTTGGATGATTTGGCACACCAACTATGTGACTTAGAGTAATATTATTAATATTAGGCGTCATAACTACAAATACCCATTTTCCATTATATTTCTCTCTGTAATATCCTGAATAACCTAAACCAAAATAATCTCCAAATCTAAAATTATTACCATTTTCATATATATTTATAAAATCCATATAAATAAATCCTATATCAGAATTTTCATTAAATACTTTAGTTGCATCTGATAATGTATCTGGTAATATTTCATCATCATGGTCGAGCTCAATTACATATTTACCACGACAAAGGGAAACAGCCTCATTTTTAACGTTTCCTATACTTCCACTATTTTCGCTTCTTTTATATAATCTTACTCTTTTATCATCTTTAAAAACAATTTTTAAAAATTGAAAATGTTTATCATCTGGCGAATCATCAACTATCACCCATTCCCATTCCTTTAATTTTTGTTGTTTAATACTATTATAGGCTCTATATATTTTTTCATAGGAATTATAACAAGTCGTAAATATTGAAAAAATCATACGCATATTATCATATGTAGATTTTGTAATGTAATGGATATAGCAAAAAATAACTGAATTATTAAATGAATCAATATTATCAATTTTACTAAAATGTACCCATCTATTTCTCATTTCAGATACAATAATACTATTTACATCACGACAATATTCTGAATCTGATTCACCGAAGGTAACTAATATGTGATAATTTGAGTCATATAAATTATTTAATTCGTTCTTATTACTTATAATATTTAAATTACAACTTAGTTTATCTTTATTTAAATTTAAAAATTCATCTATATTTGAATATTTATCATATCTATAAAATATAATATTTGGCGATTTCATATTTTACTTATTATTTAATTTTGTTTTTAAATAATAATATATTAACTAAATAATATTATTTAATTGATTGATCTTCTGTAATAACAAATTTATTTGTTTCATCAATTATTTTTGTTGCCTCTTTTCCTAAATTATCTATTTGTTTTTGTGTTGTTTCTAATATTTTTGATTCTACAATAGCCTCATATAATTTTACACCATTTATATAATCTGTTTCACACTTTATATATAACTCAATTATAAACTTTCTTGTTTTTTCTACTGCTTTTTGTAGTAATTCATCTGTAAGATTTGGATTTACTCTTATTCTTTTTTTATTAGTATAGGGATCAATTACATATGTAAATAATTCATTAATTATATATAATAATTTATTTTGGTTATTTGTTGCATTCTGGATCATATTTTTGATATTTTCTGCATAATCTACAAATAATTTATCTTTTTTATTTATTGTATATTTATTTTTTAGTATAGGATTATTACCTTGACATCCTTGTTTACTATTATAATTTCTTAGTTTAATATCACTAAATTTTGTAATATCTGGTGGCATATTTTCATTACCTGTAAATGCAGTATAAAATAATTTTAAATCTTTCATAAATTGTTTCTTAGTAGTTTCAGACATACCAGTAAAGGTTCCATTTGAAAAATCATAATTATCATCTAAATATAATTGCATTAGTTCTGGTATTCCTGGTTCATCTTCTAAGTCTTTTACTGATCCATCTTTGTTAAGATTTATATCACAAATTTTAGGTTGTATTGTTACATCTCCTGTTACATCATCTATCTGCTCTCCTCTTTTAAGTGCTCTTATTCTATTATCACAAATATTTAATTTATATAATTTTCTATTTATATTTTTAGGAATCTTATCTTTTTCTAATAGCCCTGATTTTATTGTATTACCATCTGCATCTTTATATATATACATAGGATTAATTGTCATAACTATTGCTGCAAATATATGTGCTATTTTAACATAAAATTTAGCTATACCAATACATACACGTTTTTTTCGAATACTTTTTTGTGCATCATTTGAAATATCCAAGCCTTCTAAATTATCTTTATTCATATAGAAAACCTTTTCTTTATTTAGCTCATTTACTTCAAGACCATTTTTAATTCTTTGAGCTAAAAATGTTACTTCAGTATCATTAAAATATCTTTGTATTATATCAGAAGTTAATACAATCAACTTATCACAATATTCTTTTTCAGAAAGTTTGCTTAAACTTTTAAAATCCATTGTTAAAATATAATATGTTGCAATATAATCAATAATATCATAAAAAGTTTCGTGTTTTTTTTGTTCTGATTTATTTGAATTTGTTGAATTAATATTTCCCATAATATATTATAATATCTTAAAAAATAAATATAAAAATATTATAAAATAAAATTGAGTTAGAATTTTTTTTAAAATATAAAAGAAAACAATTATGAGCAACGACAAAAGTAAAAAAAAGAAAAATACAATAATTAATAAAGCAGAATTATGGAGCATATTTGATAATGAAATTGATAATCCTGATAAAACTAAAATACCTCTTGAATGTATTTATAGATCATCTGGTAATAGGGAAATGTGTGAAAGGTGCGAGAATATTTTAGCATTTTCAGAAGAGGGGTTTTTAACTTGTACAAATCCAAAATGTGGTATTATATATAAAGATATAGTTGATTTATCTGCAGAATGGAGATATTATGGTGCGGATGATAATCAAAATTCTGATCCAACAAGATGTGGTATGCCAATAAATTCTTTATTAGAAGAATCATCATATGCTTGTAAAATTCTATGTAATGGTCCTATGTCTTATGATATGAGAAAAATAAGAAGATATACTGAGTGGCAATCCATGCCTTATAAGGAAAAATCTCAATACGATGAATTTCAAAACATCACTATCATGGCAAATAATGCAGGTATACCTAAAATGATTATTGATGATGCAATAAGATATCATAAGAAAATTTCAGAGTATGATCTTACATTTAGAGGAGATAATCGTGATGGTATTATTGCTGCGTCTATTTATGTATCTTGTAGAATAAATAATTTTCCAAGAACTGCTAAAGAAATAGCAAATATATTTAATTTAGATGTTACAAGTGCAACAAAAGGCTGTAAAAATGCATTAGCAATTATTAATAATTTAGAAAAAGATATGATTAATTGTGAGAAAACAAATTTTGGACAAACGAAACCAGAGGCTTTTATTGAAAGATTTTGTAGTAAATTAAATATAAATAATGAACTAACTAAATTATGTCATTTTATTTCTATTAAAATAGAAAAAATGAATGCTATGCCAGAAAATACTCCTCATTCCATTGCTGCTGGAGTTGTTTATTATATTTCACAAGTTTGTAAATTAAATATAAGTAAAAGAGATGTTAAAAATGTTAGTGAAATTAGTGAAGTAACAATAAATAAATGTTTTAAAAAACTAGAAAAAATACAAGATGATTTATTACCTGCAGTTATTTTAAAAAAATATTCTATTACTAGTTAATTCTATGTATTATATATTATGTATTTATTTATAAATCATAATAGTATTATTTTTGTTTTACTGTAAATTTCTAAAAAAATTATATATGTTTTTGTTTAATTTTTTTAAATTTTTTTTATTTAAATCTTTAATTTTTTTTACAAGATTTATATAATCTTTTTCCAATTCTATTAAATCGTCTTTTTCACATATTTCACCGCAACACTTATTTATGTATTCCTCAAATAAACATTCTATTTCTTTATTTTCTTCATTTTCTTCATTTTCTTCATTTTCTTCATTTTCTTCATTTTCTTCAAGATTTTCAGAATCAGACATTTTTGTAATATCGCTTATATCAGTATCAGGTATTTCATACTTTTTTATAGGTTCATATAAAAATCCATCTTCACCACACATTGAAGGATTTTCTCTACAATGTTTAGCGTATTCGTATATTTGTATTAATTGACCATTATACTCATATTTATTTTTGTATATTTTACAAAATCCATAATCATCTTGTTTATTTTTACTTGGAATAAACCATTTACATGATGAACATGTTGGTTTATTAATATTAAACGCTAGACAATATTGAATATATAAAAATAATAAAATGGTTTTAAATATCATGATTATTTATATATAATATTAATAATATTATTAACTTTAAATCTATTTCATAATATTTAATATGAAATAGTTATAAATTTAGAAATAAAAACTTTATAAAAATTATAAATGTTAAATAATGAGATAAATAAAGATATTTTTGTTCCAAAAAGAGTATTTATAGTTCCATATAGAAATCGTGTGCAGCATAAATTCTTTTTTAGCAAATATATGACTTTTATTTTAGAAGATCAGGATGATTATGAAATATATTTATCTCATCAATGTGATGCAAGAACTTTTAATAGAGGAGCTACTAAAAATATCGGATTTTTAGCTATCAAAGATAAATATCCTGAACATTATAAAGATATTACTTTTATTTTTAATGATATTGATACTATACCATTTAATAAAATATTTGATTACAATACAACGCATGGTGTAGTAAAACATTATTATGGTTTTAAATATGCTTTAGGAGGTATTGTTGTTATGAAAGGTTTAGATTTTGAAAAAGTAAATGGGTTTCCTTGTTTTTGGGGTTGGGGAATGGAAGATACAACATTACAAAAAAGGTGTGAAGCTATTGGATTAACTATTGATAGAAGTATATTTTATAATATAGGTAGTCCAGAAATTTTACAATTATTTGATGGTATGTCTAGAATTATTAGTAAAAAAGATCCATGGCGAGGTGAGCACGATAATGGTATAGATGGTTTAATTACTATTACACAATTAAAATATAATATTGATGAAAAATCAGAAAATCCAAATGATAATATTTTTACAGTACATAACAAACGTATATTTTTTATTAATATATCTACTTTTTTAACTCATATTCCTTTTGGGTCAGAAGAGTATTATAACTATGATTTGAGAGAACCAAGAAGAAAAATTATTAATCCTAATAAAATTAGAGAAGTTAAAAAAAGTGTTGTTACTACAAATGATTGGTCAAATATACCTTATTATCCTACAACAAGAGAGAAAAGGGAGAATGTTGCAAAATATTTAATATCTATGGGGAAACAATTACCTGACTCACTTATACAACAAATAGAAGAAGATATAAAAAAAGAAATTGAAGAAGATTCATTTAATAATATTCATAATAATAATCATAATAATAATAATAATCATAATAATAATAATAATCATAATAATAGTCAAAAACAAATCCCAACACAAGTTTATCGCCAATTTTCATCTCAGTATAGACCTAGCGCTAAGTTTATAAAATAAATATATTTATTTATTGTAAAATATATTTATAATGGTTTATGCCAGACATAAACTATTTCAGTATAATCATTTTGTCTTTTAGATTTTTTTAAATCAAAAATTTCATGTGCATCTCCAAATAATTTTTGCAATACATTTTCATATACTTCCTTACATACATTTATTATATAAGTACCACCTTTTTGAAGTCCATCATATGTTTTTTTAAATACAGGTTTATAAAATAATTCGTCCATATCTTTTTTACACTTATATTCAATGTTATTTTTATATTTTTGAATAAAATAATATGGTGGTGATGTAAATACTGTATCATATTCTATATTATCATAATTTATATTGAGAGCATCATCAAAATACATTTCTATTTCTGTTTTAGACTTATGATTAAGATATTCAATTAATTTAATATATGGATTTGTTAAATTTGTATTTATTTCAATTCCAATATATTTATCTAAATTTAAAGCACTTGCAGCTACTGCAGCTCCTCCCCATCCTGCACAAAAATCTAATACTTTTTTTGCATTATATTTTGTATAAATTTCCATATAATTCAATGGTCTTATTATATTAATTGCACTAATACAAATATTATATGTTTCTTTTAATACAACATATTTATTTTTTGTATTATTTTTATTTTTAATCTCATCATAATAAGTAAGCATTGTTTGAATAAACTTTTTCTTTTTAAATTCCTCAATATTAACAATAAATTCATAAAAATTTATATTATATTTCCCTTTTGTTTCCAAACGGTGCACAAATGTAAAATAATCAACAATATTATTACCTATTCTAGATCTTGGTGATAATTTACATGCAGTTTTACCTAATTGAATTAAATTATTCATTTCTGATTCTATCATTTCAAATGTAATATTTTTTATTTGTTTTGCTATATATTCCTTTTCTTGATTAGTAAATGTTTCAGGTTGCATTCTTTAACTTAATAACATTTGAGAGAAAAATATTTTATTTAGTAATTAAAATTTAAATACTTTTTAATTTTAATTATTATATGAGTAATTTACATTCTATCAATGATATTACACATGCATTGTATATTAATCTACAATCTAGACCAGATAGAAAACAACATGTTGAAAAACAATTACAAAGTATTGGAATAAATGCTCAAAGATTTAATGCTATTAAAATGAATAATGGTAATGGAGCGTTAGGATGCAGTATGAGTCATTTAAAATGTTTACAAATTGCTAAAAAGTTAAATTGGGATCATGTTTTAATAGTAGAAGATGATATACAATTTTTAAATCCTGAAGTATTTAAAACACAGTTTAATACTTTTTTAGAAACTCATACTAATTTTGATGTTGTATTAGTTGCAGGAAATAATATTCCTCCTTATCAAAATATTGATTCAACATGTGTAAAGGTTTCAACATGTCAAACAACTACTGGTTATTTAGTGTTAAATCATTATTTTGATACATTAATTGAAAATTATAAAACAGGTATTCAAAAACTAATGAAAGAACCAGAAAAACATGTACTTTATGCTATTGATAAATATTGGTTTTCTTTACAGAAGAAAGATAATTGGTTTTTAATTATACCTTTAACTGTTACTCAGAGAGAAGATTATAGTGATATTGAAAAAAGACCTACTAATTATATAAGAGTAATGACTGACTTAGACAAAGAATATATGAAACAAAATGTAAATTTAGAAAAAAAGGCAAATATATCTCCTTTAAAAAAATTGATATTTAATTAAATTTTACCTTCTTGTATCAATCGAGGATAATCACTTAATTCAATATCTGTAAATATTTTGTTTGTAGCTATTGAAAATATAGTTTGTTTCAATTCTTCATCTAAGTGAAACCCAATTGCATAATCTTCTAAATATTCTTTTTCTATAATATCTTTTTTGAGAAGAAGATCTTTAATAGATTCTTTAGAGAGAAAATAAAATCTACCACTACAGTATTTTGATTTTTGTATCAGTAAATTTTTTGGCAATTCTGGATGATATATATAGTATTTTGATATATGAGATTCCTTAACGTCGACAATATAACCACCATAATGGCTAATAGGGTTCTTTGTTTTTAATATATTTTTAAGTATATCAAAATATTTATTATTTACTAATATTTGATCATCATCTGTTTTGAAAATATATTTGTAATTAAATGTTTCATTTATTGCTTTATAGGCTCTTATAACTTTTTTAGGAAGTGAATTATAATCATCTCCAACCTTAATCCATAATATTCTCTCTACATCATCAAATTTAAAATCAGATTCTAAAGTTTCATCTCCAATAACATGATAATATTGTAACCATTCTGGTATATATTTTAACCATGTCATTTTTTGAAATAAAGCCTTTTTAACATATTTTTTGCAATTTAATATTAATAATATATATTCTTGATCATACATAAATTAATTTATAAATTAGTTTAATATACAATTTTTATATAGTAAACTAATTATATTCAATATAGTGTTTTGTTTCAAAAATTATTGAATTATATAAAATATTAATTTCCTTTTTTAATTCAGCTCTTTTATCATTTGTATAATATACAGATCTTGCTAACTCAATAAATTCTGAATCAAATTCTTTATTTTTTTCTTTAATTCTTAATTTATCTTCAATAACCCATAGTTCTTCATTTATTTTTTTTAAATTAGTAAATAATTCACTTTTATTATATGAAAATTGTTTCATTAAATCATCTAAAAATTGAATTTCTTTTGATACATGTTTTAATTTTTCAGAATCATCTATTTTTTCATTTTTAATAAGTAATATAGAATACTTATCCCATAATTCACCAATTGATATAGGAACCTTTATGGACATATTTATTTAATTATACAATATATATTTATATTTAAATATATAAATATAAATATATTTAAGTATATTAAAATATGAATGCTTATTTAGTTTCTCATAATGGTATGGGTGATAACCTATTTATGGTTGGCGCTTTACATTTTCTATTAAATTTTTATGATAAGATATATTTTTTATGTAAAAATAAATATTATCCAAATGTTAAATTATTTTTTATAAATAATCCAAATATAATTTGTGTACCATTTAATGAAAATAATGAATTTAATGAAATATATAAAATTATTACTGATAATTATTTATTAAATGATATATTTGTATGTGGATGTCATAAAAATTATCTACAAAGTAAAATTACTAATAATTTATTTCTTGAATATAATATACAAGATAAGAATTATACTATAGAATATGATACTTTAACAAAAAAATCATATGATTTTATTGAATCTTTTTATAAAGATATTAATTTAAATTTAACGATTTTTTATGATTATTTTTTTATAAATTCAACTGAAGAATCTATAGAGTTATACAATAGTATAAAATTATATGATATAATTTTCATTCAACTAAAATCATCCGATAATATTTCATTGAATATATCAAATTTATTAGATAAATATTTATATGATGAAAAAACAATTTTAATTTGTAATGATAAAAATTTATATAACTTTGAATCTAATAGTGATAACATTATAAATAAAAAATATATTTCTGAGAAGTTTGTTTACAATAAAATTGTAAACTATATTGATACAATTAAAAATAGTAAAGAAATATATTTAATTGATTCATGTTTTATTGGAATTATACTACCTTTTATGAAACAAAACAATCTTAAAGCAGAAAAAATTCGTATTATTAGAAGAGATTTAGTAGATTCAATTATTTTGTAAAAATAATATTATATACAATATTGCATATTTAATACTAAAATATTAAAATATTTTATTATCAAATATGGATGAAAATAATTGCGAATATATATGTTCAGTTGGATTTAGAAAGTCATGTGATATGTATAGTATTTTAGATGTTAATAATGTTTATGATTATAAATTTGAAAATTTAAAAGATAATAATATTTTATACATTAAAACTGATGCTATTTATCATTTTTCAAAAATAATCCATACAATTAATTGTAAATTCATTTTGGTTTCTGGGTGTAGTGATTATACGATACCCAATGATATTTTTCAAAATATTGATGAATTTTTAAGTTTTATAGAAAATAATAAAATTATTAAATGGTATGTACAGAATTGTGTATATAAACATGAAAAAATTATAAACTTACCAATTGGTTTAGATTATCATACATTAAATTCAAACTCATTTCATTGGTGGGGAAATAATAAAAACCTCTCGAACAAGAAAAAGAATTATTAGAAATAAAAAATAATAGCAAATCTTTTAATTTAAGACAAATTAAAGTTTATTCAAATTGTCATTTTTTTACAAATACTAACTTTGGATATGATAGGATTGATGCTATAAATAAAATTCCAAAAGATTTAGTATATTTTGAAAATAATAGAGTTAGTAGAAATGAAACATGGAATAATCAAATTAACTATTCATTTGTTCTATCACCACATGGTAATGGTTTAGATTGTCACAGAACTTGGGAAGCACTTGTTTTAGGTTGTATTCCAATTGTCAGAACATCTAATATAGATGAATTATATAATGATTTACCAGTACTAATTATTAAAGACTGGAGTGATATTAATTATGAAATCCTGAATAAAACTATAGATGATTTTAAAAATAAAACTTTTAATTACAATAAATTGAAATTAAGTTATTGGTTAAAAAAAATGAGAGAAATAGTTTAATATTATATATTTATTTTTATCCAATTTGGCGGAAACAAATCTCTTGTATCATTTGTAGAATCTTCGCCAAACCATATAGATGGGTAACATACTATTTTATCGTTATTTGAATTAAAATATGCTCCCCACCAACTAAAAGAACTATTTGCTATAATATTATGTTTACATTGACTCATAAATAACAACTGTTCCCAATCACTTAATGAATTATTTGCTCTGATAAAAATATAATGTGGAAAATCTTCTATTAGTTTATTTATAGTAGTTGTAACATCTTCTATATCTTCATCTTCACAAAAATAATATATTGTAAATTTATTTTCACTTAAACTATTTGAAAGATGTTTTAATGAATTATAATAATATGTATAAGGCATAATAGGATGATAATTTTGTAAATTTTTATAATCGCCTAATCTAAAATGCATACTAATTGTATTGAATAATGATTCTTTATTGAAATTAAGTTTTTCAAATAATTTTTGTTTCATAGTTTCAAGATTTATTAATTTACAAATGGTATTATAATTTTTTTGAAAATATTTGTAACTTTGAAAATAACCATATAGCAAAACATGCTTTTTTTTTAAATCAAAAATAGATAATTCATTATATGTAAAATCATTTTCTTTAATAATATATACTTCTGGTAGTTGATTTATTAAACAAAATTTAAGTCTTGAAAAAAAGGTTTCCCAATAAGTATTTCGAATCGTTGCTTGTCCACTTCCTAATTGTTGTAAATTTAAAAAACAAAATTTATTTCCGCTTTCAATAGAATAAGAAATAGTAGCAAATATTTGAAATATTTGATTACCAAGACCGCCCATTAAATTACAAGTGATCATAATATATTTTATATTGTTATTTTTTTAAATTAAACCTATAAAGATTTTAATTTAAAATTATTTTATTAATTTATTTGAATATTTAATTTAGTTTCAATAAAGTTTTTGTGTTTGGTGCTTCTATTATGCTCTGCTTTACCTGCACATCTTACTTCGGAACCACAATCGCAAACATAAATTTGTTTTTGTTTTTCAAGTATTTTTTCCTTATTTTTTTGATACCATTCATCTTTATTTTTTTTAACTTTATCTTTATTTTCTTCAATATATTTTTTATTTTTTTCTATAATTTCATTTTTATGTTGTTCATAATATATTTTATTTTGGTCAGATATTTCTTGTTTGTGATTTTCATTGTATATTTTTTTATTCTCTTTAATTTTATCAGAATTTTTCTCTCTATATTCTTTTTGTTTTTGTCTTAGATTCTCTAACTTTTCTTCTTCTGATAATTGTTGTGTTGGTTCTTCAATAATTCCACAAAGTTGATTTTGATAATTTGTATGAATCTTTGTTTGTAGATGTCTATGTTTATTTCCAAATATATATTGAGATCCACATTCACATTCTATTATTTTTGATTTTTCTTCCTTAATCTTTTCTTTGTTAGATTCACGCCACTCTTTCATTTTTTGTGCTAGTTCTTCTTTATGTGCTTCTCTATATTCTTTTTTTTGTTCTGCTAATTTTTCTTTATTTTTTTCTTGATATTCTTTTTTTTGTTCTGATATTTTTTCTTTATTTTTTTCTGTATATTGTTTTTGATATTCTAATTTTTGTTCTTTATTTTCTTCATAATTTTCCTTTGCTTTTTGTAAAATATCTTCTTTATTTTCTTCATACCAATCCTTTTTTTGTTTTTCTTTTTCTTCCTTTGTTGCAATAGGATTATTACAATTTAAATTTGCTTGAAGATGTTCAATCCAATATCTTTCTCTCATTACTGCTTCATATTTATTACCACAATCATAGTTTTCAATTAGAACCATTGACCAATTTGACCATCCTCCATTTTGCCTAATAAATTTATAAACACGTGTATTTTTTTCCAGAATTTCACAATTTCTTTTATGAGAATTTTTTCTTTGTTCAAAATTTGTTGTATGTCCAACATATATATCTTTAATAGATATATAATTACAACACAACTTATAAATAAATACTTTCGAATAATCGATTTGATTTTTAGGCATTATTTAATATGTATATATATTATATATAATCTTTATATCATTTTTAATAATAAATAATAATATATAATAAAATATAATACAATATATTAAAAATCATCACAAAAAATAAATGCCTCGTGTTTTCCGGACACGGTTGCAAGAGCATAAGCGTCACTGCGTTTTTCAAAAAATGATGTTTTTGACTCAAGACTAATTAACTCCATAAAATCGAATGGATTACTAACATTGTAAATTTTTTTATATCCAAGTTGTAAACATAATCTATCGGCAACAAATTGAATATATTGTGTCATCAAATCTGAATTCATACCTATTAGTCTACATGGCAATGCTTCACAAATAAATTCTGTTTCAATAGAAACGGCTTCCTTTATAATTTCATATACACGTGCTTTATCCACCTTTTTAAGCAATTTACTATATAAAAGTACAGCAAATTCACAATGCAAAGCTTCATCCCGAGATATTAATTCATTTGAAAATGTGAGACCAGGCATTAATCCTCTTTTCTTTAACCAATATATACTGCAAAAAGCACCACTAAAGAAAATTCCTTCTACACATGCAAATGCAATAAGTCTTGTCGCAAAACTACTTCTATTATCACGTATCCATTTTTGAGCCCAATCAGACTTTTTTTTAATACAAGGAAAGTTTTCAATAGCATTAAACAGTTTATGTTTTTCTTCTTTATTTTTAATATAGGTTTCAATCAAAAGACTATATGTCTGACTATGTATATTTTCCATAGCTATTTGAAACCCATAAAATGCTCTTGCTTCTGCAACTTGAACATCATTCATAAACCTAGAAGCCAAATTTTCTAAAACAATTCCATCGCTGGCAGCAAAAAAAGCCAATATCATAGATATAAAATGTTTTTCATCATCATTTAAGGTAAGCCAATTATCTATGTCTTTTGTTAAATCAATTTCTTCTGCTCGCCAAAAGCAATCTACTTGTTTCTTATACATTTCCCATATATCATTATACTTAATTGGAAACATTACAAATCTGTTATCGTCAGGAGCGAGTAAAGGTTCTACAATAGTTTTGGACATCCTAAATAATATAATAGGAAGATTTTAAATTTGTTTAAAAAAGAATAAAATAATTGAGTATTTTAAGAATGGAAATAGTTATTCGAGATAATAAGCCATATTTAGTGCAAAAGGATGAACAATTTTTACAAATACAACAAATAATCGATGCAAAAAAACAAATGTTGCTTGAAAAACAAAAAAAATTAAGATTTATTTCAAAACAGAACCGTTTTTTAGAAGAGGTTAAAAATGATTATAATAAATATCACTCCTATATAATTGACCAAAAACAACAGCAAATTCAAGCATTACATTTATTGAATAATTATATAAAAGATCTTACATTATCAGGTAATTTAACAAAACATAATATTGAAGATGCAAAAGAAGAACAAAAGAAAATTCTCCATGAAATGAAACAAATTAAGAGTAATCTAGATTCTCTTATGGAAGATACAGAAGTATTAGGAAAATCATTAAGAGAGAAAAATATAATTTGATGTTTTAAACTTTTCAAAGTACAAAAATTTATATATATATAATATATGGCTACCAATCAAAATTTTATTCAGGAATTTGAACGCAGTCTTGCAAAATTAAATCAATTAAATGAAATAATACAAAAAAATACACAAGACAAAAAAGCATTTTCTGATATGATTATAGCAAAATTAGGTGAAATCAATAATAAAATTAAAGATATTGCAGGAAAAATCAGAGATTTCAAAAATCAAGTGGATGGATTACAGAGTCAAGTTCAAAAAAATACTTCTGGTATTAGTGATAAAGATAAGCAAATACAACAACTTAAACAACAATTACAAACCATTACTACTGAAAAAAATAATTTACAAAAACAATTAGAAGATTTATCAGTAAAATCTGTTGGAGAAACAAATAAAATACAACAACAAATTGATCAATATGAAGCACAAATAAGAAATCTAAATACACAAAATGAAAATTTAAAAACCCAAGTTGCATCTTTAAATCAAGAACTTCAAAGTAGAGGGGATCAAGGTGCTCAACACGCCCAACAGTTACAACAACAAACTGATCAACATCAAAGACAACTTCAGCAACAACAACAAGAAAATGATGCCAGAATACAACAATTACAAAATACTATTAATGAAAAGGAAGCAAATATTCAAGCAATACAACAACAATTACAAGATATGCAACAACAAACAGGTCAACATGTTCAAGCACTAACTGATTCAGAACGTGCAGCTAAAGATCAAGTTCAACAATTACAAACCCAAATTCAACAATTACAAGCCCAAAATAATGATTACACTCAAAGAATTATAAATGCTACACAAGCAATAAATACTGCAACTCAAAATTTAGGAGAATTAACGAATGAAGTGGCTAATCAAAAAAATATACAAGATGTTACTGGTTTATTTCAAAAAATTGAATTAACATTGCAAGATATTAGTAATGCAATTCAAGGTCGTAATGTACAAAATAATCAAGTAGATATGAATACAGCTATTATTTCTGGACAGCAAATACCTTTACAAACTATAAAACAATTATTAGTTAGGAAATTACAACAATTACCAAATAATAATAATAAATATGGTGATGCTTTAAAAGAAATAAATAAAGCGAATAATATTGATGAAATAAATAATATAATACAAAAATATGGTCTTAAATATAATGGTAATATAATTACAGGAGGTAGAAAAACTAGAAAACAAAGAAAAATAAGAAAACAAAGAGGAGGTTTTATTTATCCAAATACAAAAAGAAGATCATTAAGAACATCTTCTTATAAGAAAATAAATAGTAAAAGTAGTAGAGCAACTAGTGTTTAATAAATATTTATAGTTTAATAAAATATTATTTAATTTAATTTACAATAAAGATTATAATTTTTATTTTAAATGAACTTTTTTTAAAGTATTATATATATAATGAAATTAAAGGCAACTGTTTCGAAATTACTAACTAACAAATTGGTTTTAAATATTGTAGCAGTTATTTCACTTTTAAATGTAATTGGTTATATGATGTTAGGTAATATTAATGCGGTACTTTATTTTATAATACTTGCTTTATTAGTACAATACTTTAGTAAAAATATGATTATTATTTTAGGTATTCCGCTTATTTTAGTTAATCTATTTGCTTTAAAAAGTACCAAAAGAATGTTTGAAGGTATGGAAAATAATGATTCTAATAAAAAAACCGATGCAACAAATAAAAGTAAATCCAAAACAGACTCTGAAAAACATTCTGAGACAATCAAAAAAATTAATCAACAAGATGCTAAATCAAAACAAGGATTACCAATTACTCCATTAGATAATACTCATGAAACAACCATGAATACTTCAAGTAGTAATGCAGCCACTGATGAATCTTTTGAAGTTGGTCGTGTTAAAAGAGGTGGAGGTTATAATATCGATTATGCATCAACTGTTGAAGACGCTTATGATCAATTAAATAGTATACTTGGTAGCGATGGAATAAAGAAATTGACTGAGGATACAAAAGGTTTAATGAAACAACAATTACAATTAGCAGAATCCATGCAATCTATGGCACCTATGATTAAAAGTATGGCACCATTAATGAAACAAGCTCAAGGTATATTGGGAACTATGGGTTCAGACAATAAAGATGGTCTAGGTAATATAATGGAAATGGTAAAGAAACTTACAGGAGAAAATAAATGAATAAATGAATAAATTAATGAATGAATTAACGAATCAATGAATGAATTTTATAAAAAAGTGTTTTCATAATATATTATAAAAAAATTAAAAATATACAATTAATATAATATGAAAAAATGTCCACCAGGAGTTATATGTATTGAAAATGTATCCATGTTTTTTATAGTAATTTGTATTTTAATAATTAGTTATTTAATTTATAGCAATATAAAAAATAATAGTATAGTTGTTAACAATAGACCATCTGAAAAGATAATAATTAGAGATGATTCTCAAAAGCATCATTTACCAAACAGTGGATCATGGTTTGGCGGATTTTTACCAAGTTGGCCTTACACTAATTTATCTAGTGATGCTTTATTGAATCCCTATGCTCCACCATTAAGAGATGAAAGATATTTTATTCCTGAATTTAGTAGTGTACCTTTAGGAGCAGTTCCTATAAATATTTCTACAAATGTTGGTGCGGTAGATACAAATTATAGACAAGTAGGTATCTTAACGCCTTTAAATGGTAAATCCAAAGATAATATTCTTCCTCTAATGGGCAGACCTTTATTTACGAACCGTGATAAATGGAATTATTATTCTACCAGTAACCAACATAATAATGTAAAGCTTCCTATTTCTCGTAATGGAAAAAGTTGTACAAATGAATATGGTGTGGATCGATTATATAATGGCGACACAGTATATGTAGAAGGAGCAAATGAAGCCTATAAAGTAACTATATATGATAATGATACTATTCGATATCTTCCTTCTCTCTAATATTCTTAAGAGTCTCTTTTGACCTTAATAAATTTATCCTTATTGTTTCTTCAGAACAACACATTAGTTCCGCAATATGTTTATTCGATCTTAATTTATTAAAATAAAAATCGTATTTATAATTCATTACTCGTTTAGAAAATATGTCTAGATTTGTATTTATTATATTCCATATAATCTGAAATTCCTGTTGTTGTATTATATTTTCTAGCATTTTTTCAGACATCAATTTTTTATTTTGTTTTAAATTATATTTTTCTAATTGCCAGTTATCTAGATTAATAATGGTGTATAATTGTTTTTTATATACTTTCCTTTGTTCTTGATTCATATTCGCTTTAGATTGTTTTCTTAAATACTTAGGTAAACTACTTAAAGAAAAATGATCAGTAATTGTCTTACATAATTCACTATTTATATAAATAGATGAATAATTGGTAAATGGTATATGTCCTTTATAGTTTATTATAGATTTATAGAGCCCATATTTACTATATAATATAAGATCTGATATTTTTATATTACTGCATTTATATGCATGTAGATTTTTAAATTTTATTGCTTTATTAACTGCCCAATTTTCATAGGATTTATATAGTATATTATTTATAATATATCTCTCTTTTTCACTAGTTTCAGGATTTTTAATTATTTTAAGAACCAAATTATATTGATTTGGTGTTAAATATAATGCATGTATGATATTATTTATAAACTGATATACAAGAAATATGATAATATATTTCATCAAATTATATTATTATAATATATAGTGTATATGGTTTATATCCATTTTATAAACATTATTTCATGTGTCTAGTTTTATTTTTTGTAAGACGAAATTTACGAGTTTTCCTTTTTTTACCTCCTGTTAGAGAATTTGCTAACCCTTCAGATGCTTTACTAACTGCATCAAATCCATTTTGAATTTCATTTTCATTATTTGTAGAATTATTTTCAATAATATTTTGGGTAACTTTATTTGTCATATAATTTATAATTGTATTTACAGATTCTGATACCTCATTTGGCAATTCTTCCATAGGAGCTTCTTCTATAACAGGTTCTTCCATTGCACTTGTATCTTCTATAGAAGTTTTAGATTCTTCAATTGGTTCTTCTAGAGGAACCTCTTCTTCCATAGTAGTTTTTGATTCTTCAACAGGTTCTTCTATAGAATTTGATTCTTCTACAGGATTAATAACTTCTTGTTCCATATCAGATTTAGATTCTTCAACAGGTTCTTCTACAGGAGTTGTTTCTTCTACAGGAGTTGTTTCTTCAACAGGAGTTGTTTCTTCTACAGGAGTTGTTTCTTCAACAGGAGTTGTTTCTTCTAGAGGATTAATAATTTCTTCTGCAACTGGTTCTTCTCTAAAAACTTCTCCTTCCATAGGAGATTTAGATTCTACAACAGGTTCTTCTATAAGAGATTTAGATTCTTCTATAGGAGTTGTTTCTTCAATAGGATTAATAACCTCTTCTTCCATAGGAGATTTAGATTCTTCAAGAGGTTCTTCTATAAGAGATTTAGATTCTTCTATAGGAGTTGTTTCTTCAATAGGATTAATAACCTCTTCTTCCATAGGAGATTTAGATTCTACAACAGGTTCTTCTGTAGGAACTACTTCTTCCATAGGAGATTTAGATTCTTCGATAGGACTTGCTTCTTCTGCAACAGGATTACTAATCTTTTCTTCTTCTAAAGGTTTTACTTCTGTAGTATCATTTTCACCGCCTTTATGTTTTTGATAATCCATATTTTTTAATGTTTTATTAGCTAAATTAACACCTCTTTTTTTTCTATATGTTCGGTTTCTTCTAGAACTAGATTTTTTTTTATTTATTTTCTTTAAAGATTGTTTTTTTTTATTATATAATTTGGATATTTTACCTTTAGTTAATTTCATTTCTTATATAAATAAATTAATATTTTTATTTATATAGTTATATATTAATGACAACAAATAATCAATCCATTAATATTTCGCAACAAAATGTCCAAGGGAAATGTGATTTAAAATGTGCTTATAATTTTAAATATCCTGAAAGTAATTCAACTGCTAAAAATAATGGTATTATGATTAATTTAACGTATGATAATGGTAGCAATCCGCCTGTATCTTATAATACACAAAATTATACAGTATCTAATATTTCTATTGTATCACCATCTGTTCATACATTCAATAATACCACTGCAAATGCTGAAATTATTATAGAACATGTACCTTCTAAAGGTGGACAAAATTTCTATGTAGGTATCCCTATTGTATCATCCACTGAATCTTCATCTGCTTCTAATATATTAACAGATATTATTCAAAGTGTAGCTAATAATGCGCCAGCTGATGGTGAAAGTACCAATTTAAGTATATCAGATTTTACTTTACAAAAAATTGTACCTCAAAAACCATATTTTAGTTATACTGATTTAAATAATAGTGATTGGATTGTATTTGGATTACAAGATGCTATACCTTTAAGCTCTTCCATTCTTAAAACTTTAGGGAATATTATTAAACCTTATGCAATGAGTACAACAGGAAACTCACTTTTTTATAATTCTACTGGTCCAAATACAACTTCCATTGGCGATGGTATTTATATTTCTTGTCAACCAACTGGATCATCTGAAGAAGAAGTAGATGTTGTATATGAAAAAAATCAAGTGAATTATGATTTGTCTACATTATTTAACAATCCTACTTTTTTATTAATCTTTCAAATAATATTAGGTATTATTATTTTTATAGTAGTTATGTTTGGATTAAATTATGCATACACCTATTTTACATCTGATACAATAAAGATTCCAATTTTTAGATAGTTTAGAATAAATAATATATTTATATATTATAAATTCTATGTCAAATCAATCACCTTGGGGAAATATTAAATTAAAGAAGACTGGATTAAATGAATTGCGTACAACTCAAGAAAATGAAGCAAAATCACAAATATTTGATAACCAAGACAAATTGCAAAATATAGCAAATGACAATAAATCAAGATATTTAGCTTATGAAGATAGACAAACATCTCTTGCTGCGGATGCAATGTACGGAAAACAAAATAGATATAATTATGGAGGTAAATTAAGAAAATATAAAACATCAAAATTTAGAAAATCTAGAAAATCTAGAAAATCTAGAAAATCTAGAAGAAATAGAACATCCAGAAAATATTAAAATAATAATTAATTTTTTAAATTATTATTTTATTTAATTAGATGAAGTAAGAGGAGATGCATCATAAAGATTTTCTAAAAGTGGTTTATAAGATGGTGCAGTTAGAGTAGACCCAGATTGCATAATTGGTGCCATTTTTTTAACGACTTCTTGTTCTAAAGTATAAGGAAATTGATTAAATGCAGTAAATTGTGATGTTTTCTTTTCTTCAGATGGTGCATATTTTTTTAAAGCACTAATACCAGTTGCCGCAGATGAACGACGGATTAAATCAAATGCAACAAACAATGCTAAAACTGCTAAAATAGGATTAGCATTTAAAAATAGATAGATCACAACAATAAAAATAACTATTTTACCTACTAAAGTATCTACAATATTAGCTATTGGTTCAGGAGTTTTGTATCCCATAATCAAATAAATAATAAATAAGATGATTAAAACCAATTCACCCATATGTTCTTTTTTGAATAAACTTGAAAAACTATCCATATATCATAATTATAGATTTTATTTATTATATGAAATCAACATAAATATTTTATTCTAAATAATAATAATCCTTCATGGAAAAATTACCTATAAATACCTATTTGGGACAAAAAGGTTATACAATATCTAAAAATGAACTAACAGTAGAACTACAGAAAAAAATAAGAAATGATTTAATGATTAAACCTTATGTACCTGGTGCTCCAGGTGGTGCAAATGATCAAAAACTATTTCCTGCTTATAGAGAATCTTCCAATAAAATGTATGTACCTCATTATTATGGAATTGAACACTTTGGAAAACCTAAAGAATATAAAATAAGTGAAGGACTAGATATAAACTTAGAATTTAATGGAGTTTTAAGAGATTATCAAGAACCTGTAGTAAATAAATTTATAGATCATTGTAATCATGTAAAATTTGGAGGAGGTTTATTAGAACTTTACTGTGCTTGGGGTAAAACATCTGGATCTCTATATATTTTATCTAAACTTAAAAAGAAAACACTTGTAATAGTTCATAAAGAATTTTTAATGAATCAGTGGATAGAGAGGATACAACAATTTTTACCTAAAGCACGTATCGGAAAAATTCAAGGGCAAATTATTGATGTAGATGATAAAGATATTGTATTATGTATGTTACAAAGTTTAATTTCTAAAGATTATGAACAAAACTTATTTGATCAATTTGGTCTTACTATTATTGATGAAGTACATCATATTTCAAGTCAATCATTTTCAAATTCACTCTTTAAAGTTGTTACAAAATATATGCTTGGTCTTTCAGCAACAATGGAGAGAAAAGATGGGACAACAAATGTTTTTAAAATGTTCTTAGGTGAAATAATTTATAAAGCAGAAAAAAAAAATGAAAATAGTGTAGAAATTAGAGCAATTACATATAAAGTAGATGATGATGATTTTAATGATACTATTTTAGATTATAGAGGAAAACCACAAAATAGTTCAATGATTAGTAAATTATGTGAATATAATAGAAGGACTGAATTTATAATTAAAATATTATGTGATTTTATTAGTATTGATAATATTAGTAAGGAAGCCATTAATAAACATAAATTAGAAATGGATAAATCAGTACCAAATTGTGAAATTTGTAATAAAAATAATAATTATTTAATTCGAAATACTTGTTGTAATTCTGTAAAATATTGTATGCTTTGTATGGAAAATGTAGAGAATACAAATAAAAGAGCGAAATGTCCAAATTGTAATAAGATTTTAAAATATGAACAAAATTATATTGAAAATCCATATGTAAAACCATTAGAGCAAACACATACTATTGTAATGGCACATAATCTTAATATTTTACATTATATATATAAAAAATTTGTTTGCAAAAATTTAGCTAGTATTGGTTATTACATTGGAGGAATGAGTGAAATTGAATTAAAAAAATCAGAAAAAAAACAAATTGTTTTAGCGAGTTTCAGTATGTCACAAGAGGGTTTGGATATACCTACACTAAATTCAGAATTTTTAATTACACCAAAAACTGATATTGTTCAATCAGTTGGAAGGATTTTAAGGGCAAAACATAGTTTTTCACATCCAATTATTTATGATTTTATTGATTCACATGATGTATTTCAGAGGCAATGGTTAAAAAGAAAATCTTATTATAAAAAACAAAATTATAAAATTATAGGTATAAATAGTATAGAATATAATCCAAATGTTGCAACATGGAAAACAATATATGAACCTAAAGTAGATAACTTTATAAATAAATCGTGTATTTCAAAACCATCAAAAAAAACTATATCACAAAAAAGTAATAGTTCAACTGATAAAAGTATTATAAACGAATCTTCAGATGATGAAGAAGAATTAAATGGAGATAAAAATTTAACTTGTGGTAAATGTTTATTAAAATTTAAGAAATAAAAAAAATTATAAAATTGTTTCAACTTTATTTCCTTTATAATCATAAACCCAAATTTCATAATTAAACCCTTGTTCTTTTGCTTGTTTTTGTTTTTCAAAAATATTACTATTTATTTTTTTTATTGTCCAAGTTGATTTAACTTCAATGCATTTATTTTTAGAAGGAATAAAAATATCTACATAATGTCTACGTTTTTTACTATTTTTATCATTATACCAAATAATGGGAACATTTTTACAACCAGTAATAATATTATCCTCATTAATATTATAATTTTTAAGCAAATCTTCTATAGCAAAAGGTTCATAACCTTGACAAATAATTTTTTTTCCAGATGAAAAAATAAATGATTTTGATTTATAACAATTTTCAGAAGATTTATTTGCTATTTCAGGATTCTGCATAGGGTAACAAACACCATATTTTTTTAACATTGTAGATTTCATTTTTTCATGAATATCATAATTTTGTCCAACATTTTCAACACCATATTTTTCTAAATTTGTTTTTATAATTTTTTGCTTAATATTTTTATTTAGTAAACAACATTTATTACCATACTTTTCTAAATTAGTTTGTTCCATTTTATCTTTTGATTCTTTATTATGAACAATATATTCAACACCATATTTTTCAATATTAGTTTTCTTTTGTTTATCTTTTACTTCATTTAATTTTGATGGATTATCAACCCCATATTTTTCCATAAATCCTTTTTTTATTTTATCCATTATTTCTTTATTTTGAGATGCATGTTCAACTCCATATTTTTCCAACATAGTAGCTTTTTTTTTAGGTAATGATGCAATAGTAACACAACTTTTGCATAATGTATTACGTTTAATTAAATATGTAAAACATTTTACATTTTGCTTTCTACAATTGGTACAATAAAAATTAATTTTTGTAGAACCATATAATTCTATATTTGAATAATCATCTACTAATTTAACGCCTTTTTCAGAACAAAAATTAGTTAAAAGATCAAAACTATATTTTATAGAACTAGTCATTTTATATATTTACTAAATATTTAATATTTATATAATTATCCGCATAATTATATAAATTAGGTAATTTTTTGTTTTTCTTTTTCTTTTTTATTTAAATACGCATTTCTTGCATATTCTTTTTTTTTTTTAGGTGAAATTACATAATTTTTTTGTTTATTCATTTTTTTTTTTTTTTTATTTTAATATTATGTTGTATCCATTCATCCATTATCATGCTTTCATTTTTAAACATAGAAATCACTGAAATTTTATATTTATATTCCATATTATTCAATAATATAATACAATTATATAATACAATTATATAATTTTTATATAATTTTTATATAATTTTTATATAATATTAAAGTTAAAAAGACGTATACTATAACTACTCAATCATATTTTTCTTATAAAATCATTATTTTTAGATTTTATAAAAATATTTTTTGCATTTATTTATAATTCAGTACAATTT